AGGTTGTTATGAAACTTGATCCTGTACTGCTAACAATGGCTTGCTCATGGTCAATGAAGGCATATAACGACAACAATTATTTTGATACTTTTAAGATCGAAAGCAAGTGGACCTCTACCACTGCTTACTTTGTCAGGCGTAAGTCAGTAGATATAATAGTCTTTAGAGGCACACAGCAAGCCGCTGACTGGATTTGGAACGCCAGTGCTATCCCTGTACCGTATGCGGGACGCTTTTGTCATGGTGGTTTTGCCACGGCCCATGCCTCTGTCTGGGGTCAAATCAAGAAGCTTATCGACTACAAGAAACGTACCCTAGTGTGTGGTCATAGTCTTGGTGGTGCTCTAGCAGAGCTAACAGCCGCTAAACTAAACAAGAAGCACCCTAACCTAAGCCTGATTACCTTCGGTAAGCCAAACACGTTCTTCAAAGGTTTCAAGCGGCCTATGCAACTAGACGATCAAATCTCCTGTGTGATGGGCAGCGACATCGTGGCTAAGATACCTAAGTTTTGCTATGGCCCGTCTAAGTCACAGACCATGCTGTACTTTGCTAATTCTGGTAAGAACTTTATAAACCCATCCAAGAAGGATAAAGATGGTGGCGTATCTGATGCTATCTCTGACCACTTCATGGATGGATATAAGAAACGCTTAAAAGGATTCATAAAGGAGCAAAAGAAATGAGACTACTTATGCTTAGTGTTATTGTTATGTTGTCTAGCTGTACTTCTATTGAGCAGGTCATGGACAACAAAGACTTGTATTGCAATCAATTGTATAAGGGTATGAGGGCTGTCGGTCGTTCGGCTCTGTCTGCTACTACTGGAGTGGTCGTTAGAGATGTTTGCGATACTATAGACGGCATTATAGCCGAGGAGCAAATGCCTTCTGATAAGGTTGGCGCGTGATGAAACTAGGAGGCTTGCTCAAGTCTCTAGCCCCTAACATAGCTTCGGCAGCAGGTGGGCCTCTGGCTGGTATGGCTGTTAAAATGGTGGCAGCAAAATTAAGTTTGCCAGAATCTACTACAGCTAATGAAATCGAAGACCTTATTGAACGAGAGCCAGATAAAGCAGTGCTTGTTAAGCAGGCCGATGAGGATTTCAAACTTAAAATTAGAGAGATGGAAATAGACCTTGAGTCGTTTAAGACTGAGGTTGAAGACCGCAAAGACGCAAGAGCCGCTTTTTCTACAGACTTAACCCCTAAATTATTTTCTGTATTGACGCTTCTACTTTATGGCGCATTTGTTCTTATGGTCACTATGATGCCTCATGATCAAAACGATGAGACAATTATATCGTTGGTTCTAGGTCAGTTAAGCGGGATATTAGGCACGGCAGCGGCATTCTATTATGGCGGGTCGAATGGAAAAAAATAAGATGTATGAATTGATTGAACAGTTAAAGCGTCACGAAGGCGTTGTTAAAACTAATGACAGGCATGTTATATACAAATGTCCTGCTGGTTTTTATACGTTAGGCATTGGTCGAAATGTAGATGCAAACGGCGGCATTGGGCTTACAGATGAAGAGGTAGATCATCTTTTAGAAAATGATATTATTCGTACAATCAAGGAGTTGACACAAGAGTACGATTGGTTTGGTCAGCTTGATGATGGCGCTAGAAAGGATGCAATTATAAATATGCACTTTAATTTAGGAGCAACAAAATTTAGGACATTTAAAAATGCTATTGAGCATATGCAAAAAGGTTCTTATGCTGAAGCTTCTACAGAATTTTTAAATTCACGCTGGGCAACACAAGTAAAAGGTAGGGCTATAGAAGTAACAGATCAGATAAGGACGAATAAATACTAATGTCTGATCCCTATCTATTTAATTGTACTGTAGTAAAAATAATTGATGGAGATACTATAGATGTCGATGTTGATTTGGGTTTTGGTTGTTGGGTTCGTGGCAGTGCTGGTCGTATCCGTCTTTTCGGAATCGATTGCGAGGAATCTCGCACTAGAGATTTGGAAGAAAAAAAATATGGACTACTTGCAAAAGCATTCGTTCAAAAGTTCTTGCCTGTCGGATCAACAGCTATTTTAAAAACTCATGAAAAGGGAAAGTACGGTCGATACCTTGGTGACTTTTTAGTTGATGGCAAGTGGCTCTGTGCAGAACTTTTGGCAAATCATTGCGCTGTTGAATATCATGGACAAAGCAAGCAAGAAGTAAAGAAAGCTCATCTTGCCAACAGGTTAAAGGTAAATTTAGATGTTAGTTAAATACAAATTTGCTCCCGGCGTAAACAAAGAAGGCACAGAGTATACTGCTGACAGCGGATGGTTTGACTCAGATAAAATAAGATTTCGAAAGGGAAGACCAGAACAAATAGGAGGGTGGCAAAAGTATTCTTCCAATACTTTCATTGGGATATGTAGATCTTTGCACGATTGGAAAGCTGCTGCTGCTACAGACTATCTAGGACTTGGCACTACTTTAAAATATTATGTTAACAGGGGTGACGCTTATTACGATATAACCCCTATCAGAGTAACCACTGCTGCTGGAGATGTTACTTTTGCTGCCGTAAATGGCGATGCAACATTGACGGTATCTGACACTGGTCATGGCGCACAGCAGAATGACTTTGTCACTTTTTCTGGTGCTGTTAGCTTAGGCGGAAATATAACTGCTACAGTTCTAAATCAAGAATATCAAGTAGCGACAATTATTGATGGCAATTCTTATACGATAGAAGCAAAAGATACAGCAGGGTCTGAGGTTGTAGCTAATGCTTCTGATACAGGAAATGGTGGATCTTCAATAGTTGGGGTGTATCAGATAAATACAGGTCTTGATACTTTCGTACCCTCGACTGGATTCGGTGCAGGCACATGGGGTTCTTCTGCTTGGGGTGGATCTACTGCTATAAGTTCTGGCAATCAACTAAGATTGTATAGTGAGGATACTTTTGGTGATGACCTTATAATAAACCCAAGAGGTGGAGACATTTATTATTGGGATGAAAGTGCAGGTCTTACAACTAGGGCGGCTACATTAACAAGTAATGCTGCTGCGTCAGATTGTCCAATTGTTTCTCTTCAGATAATGGTATCTGATACAGACAGACATACTATAGCATTCGGGACAAACGCTATAGGGTCAGCTTCAATTGACCCTCTTTTTATTAGATGGTCTGATCAAGAGAATCCTTTCAATTGGACTCCTACAGCAACAAATACTGCGGGAGGAGTTACTATTCCTGCTGGGTCATTTATTGTTGGGGCAATTAAGACTAGACAAGAGATATTAATTTTTACAGATAACAGCATTCATTCTATGCGTTATTCTGGATCTCCTTTTACATATCAGTTTTCTTTGATTAGTGAAGGATTTTCTATGGTCTCTCCTAAAGCTGCGACTAGTGCAGGTGACGTTGTTTACTTCATGGATCGTGGCGGGTTTTATGTTTACAACGGGGCTATTCAAAGATTAACTTGTTCTGTTCTTGATTATGTATTTAGTAATATAAATCAAGCCGAAATATTTAAAGTGTTCGCTACAACGAGCGTGGATTTTTCAGAGATAACTTGGTTCTATCCTATAGGGACTGGCAACACAGAATGCACCAACTATGTTACATATAATTTTAAAGAAGACTCTTGGTCTGTAGGAACTTTAGACAGAGGTGCTTGGATTCCAGCAAATACTAGAAACTTCCCAATTGCAGCAGAAAATATTAACTCTAATGCAAGTTATCTTTATTTTCATGAGCGAGGGTTCGATGCTGATGGCGAAGCAATGAATTCCTACATAGAATCTGGCGGAATAGAACTTGGTGATGGAGAGCAGTTTATGTTCATGTCCCGCATGATTCCTGACTTTGAGTTTAAAGGTACGGCAGCATCAGCTTCTATGGCGGTTACCGTTAAGGGCAAAGAGTATCCGTTAGAGGACGCGCAGACGCTATCATCTTCTACTGTGACATCAAGCACTAAACAGACTTTTATTAGAGCTAGAGCAAGGGAAACTATAGTTAGAATACAGAGTACAGGTACTGGTTACGGCTGGACTCTTGGTGATCTTAGATTTGATATTAGATCTGATGGGAGAAGGTGATGGCTGAACAAAGATCTGTTGTACTTCCTATTGCTCCACCACAGTATGACTATAACAACGAGCTTACAAACAGAAGAACAGTGGAAAGATCTTTCCGAGAAGTTCAAGATACGATAAATGTTGTAGCTGATAAAGAAGACAAGGATGCTTCTCTTGCTATACGGAAATATCATTTCATGTTTATGGGCGCAAAATGACAGATGTTATAAAAGTCCTCGGTCAGCTTGATGCTGCTGCCACTACCACTGAGGTCTTGTATACAGTTCCTGATCTTACTGTAACAACAATAAGTTCTTTTGTGGCATGTAATCGTAGCGGTTCTGCTCAGACTTTTAGACTTAGTATTCATGTTAATAATGCTGGGGCAGATAACAAACAGTTTTTATATTATGATAAGCAGATAAGTGCTAATGACACATTGACTGCTGTAATAGGTATAACTTTAGGACAAGGCGATGTTATGAAAGTTTACTCAAGTTCTACCGATGTTAGTTTTAGTGTGTTTGGCGTGGAGACAAGTTGATGAACAATATGATGAGGCCGTTACAGGCGAATGCAGATCAGTTAGCAAAGTACGGTAGGTACGGAGATTCGATGCTAGTTCACATGAACCCTGCTGAGGTTCAAGGAATAGCAGCCCTATCTCCCACAGGAAAACTAACAACCAACCCCGTCACTGGTCAGCCCGAAGCCTTCCTCCCTTTTCTAGCCCCATTACTTGCAAAGTTTGTACCTGCTGCGTTGACTAAGGTTGGACTTGGTAGTCTTGGTGCAGCCGCTGCTGGAGCGCCTGCTTTGACTTCAGCAATAACCTCTGGGTTAATAACTGGTGCTGTAGAAGGTGATCTTGAGAAAGGCATAATGGCTGGTATTACAAGCTTTGGTATGGGTAAAGCTTTGGGTGCAGCAAGTGATGCGGCTAATTTAGGTAATGAAGTTGCTGCTGTCACAGAAGCAAGTGATGCTGTCTCATCTACTGCTGATGCTATAGCTAAGGCTGGGCAAGACCCCGTTAAAATGTTGGCTGGGCCTCCTAGTGCAGCAGACTATATTCCTAATGTTGGGGGCGCTGGAATGAATCAGGGATTTAATGTTCTGACTGATGCTGGTCGTAATATTACTCCTGAGCAAATGGCTAATGTTAAAGCTCAAACTGCATTGGGTAATGCTCAATCAACACTAGATACAGCAAGGCTGGGCGTTAGCCCTACAGATCAAATAGGCTCCGTCTTTACTAAAAAAGGCGCAAAGGCTGGATTAGAAGCTTTCATGAAACCTGAATCTATTTTGCCAACAGCAATTGGTGCTGGTAACTTGGCACAAATGGATGCTATGGAAAGACAACAGGCTATAGGCAGAGATCAGGAAGCGAAGAGACAAAGAAGAAGAGACATGGATAGAGGTGTATTATCTGGTGCAGCTCAGTTTGCACAACCTAATAATCCTTTTGCCGGAGTATTTAATAAACCCGGACTAAGAGCGTTTGGCTGATAGGAAT